GAGAACGAGTCCTGACCCTAGGGAGATGGATCGTGCCGGGTGGATATTGAACGCCCAGCGCGTTCGGCGGACTTACGCCGCGCCACTGGCGGGACGGTTCCGCCTCTCCCTCATCCGAAGGCCGTTCGATCCGCAGGAACCGATAGGTCTCCGCCTTGAACGTTGCCGTGGCCACCGACCAGAGACGGGCGCCGCGCCGCAGGCGTTTCCCGCCGATGGTAGCATCGACATAGGTCGGGCCCGAGACCGGCGCTGACCGGTTGAACCCTTCGAGGCCTTTCAGCGGCGCCACCTGTTCGAACCCCACCTTGCGCGACCAGGCGTAGACCGCCGCGGCCTCGTAGCCGGTATCGACGCCAAGCCGTGCCACGGTCATGAAGGCGCCGTTGGCATGCTGCCACGACCGGCCGAGCAAGACGGTCAGCTTGTCCCAGGCGGCGGGGTCGTCGGGGCCGCCCGGAATGACGATGTGATCGACAAGCCAGGATTCGAGCCCCCGGCCCCACGCCCAGATATCGACCTCGATCCGGTCCCTCTGGACGTCGGCACCCGCGGTCAGAAACAGCGCGTCCGCAGGCACCGTGTCGGGTTTCCACGCCTCGCGCCGATCCGCCAGTCGTTGCCATTCCGGCGCATCGCCCGACTCGACCCATGTCTCGCCCAGAAGCGTGTTGCGCGCGACGCGCAGCGTCTCGTCCGACCCATGCGCCGCCAGCCATTCCCGCGCGACGTCGGACCAGCTTTTCCAGCCCAAGGGCGAGTAGAGTGCCGAGAGATGGAAGCCGATGGCCTTCGGATCCCTGGAAACCGCCGTCGCCCGCCATTCGCCGCGGGCGAGCATCTCGGTCTTGTGGTGCTCGGCGATGGGCCGTTCGCATCCCTCGCAGTGATCGGTGGCGGTTTCAGGCTTTCCCTTCGCCCAGCGCAGCCGGTCGAACTGCAGCCACTGCATCGTCCCGCAATGCGGGCAGGGCACAAAGTAGCGCCGCTGGTCGGAGGCTTCGAACTCGCGCTCGATCCGGGACAACCCCCGGATCGTGGGCGTCGAGACCATGAACACCTTGCGCCGGTGGGAGAAGGTCGTCGTCCGGGCTTCGGCCAGCGTGACCGGATCGCCTTCCTCGTCGGCCGAGGCCGGATAGGCGTGGACCTCGTCCAGAAACACATAGCGCGCGGGCATCGACCGCAGGCCGGTGGCGGAATTGGCCCCGGTCAGGACCAGGATGCCGCCTAGGAATTCCTTCGACAGCATCGAATTCCTAGCATCGCGCGACCGGGCCGGGTTCACCCGCTCGCGCAGGGCGGGGTTGTCCGCAATAAGGGGATCGAGACGGCCCCGTGAGGTGCGCTTGGCCAATTCCAGGCTCGGCAGCACCGCCAGCATCCGCCCCGGCGCGTGATGGATCACGAAGCCGATCCAGTTGTTGCCCGCTTCGGTGGCCCCGACCTGCGCGGCCTTCATGAAGGTGATGCGCTGGGCCGGATGGCCGGGCGAGAGCGCATCCATGATCTCGCGCAAATAGGGCGCGCGGGCCGTGCGATACCGCCCCGGCTCGGCCACGCCGTGCGAGGACAGCCAGCGATGTTGATCCGCCCACTCCGACACCGTCAGGTTCGGGTCGGGGCGCAGGCCCTGTCGCCAGACCCGGAGCAGGTCTTCGGCCCCGTCGAAGCCGAGGTCGAGGTCGGCCGTTAGATCATTATCGGCAGATCATCGTCACCCGAGGGAAACCCGGAGGTCGGCGAGGGCGTCGAGCTGTTCGCGGACATGGGCTTCCAGCACCCTCTGCATGATCGCGGTCTCGATCGTCACCGATGCCCCGGATTGCCGTTCCACCTCCGCCATGATCTGCGCCGCCATCAGCGCGGCCACCCGTCCGGGCCAGGTGACCCAGACATCCCGTTCCTGCCGCGCCAAGCGAAACACCAGCGTTTCCGCCCGCGCGCGGTCGACCAGCGCCCCCTTCTTCTTCTGGACCGCCAGCTGGCGCTCCTGCGCCGCGTAAATCCTCAGCGCCGTGCGCGCCTTGATGTAGGACGTCGTATCGCCGGGGCCGCTGGCCAGCCCATCGCCACCCAGACAACGGCGCTGCTGGTCGGGGTCCGTCATCTCCGCCCGCCGCACATCCGAGGCCGCGGCGTTGATCGACCCGTCGTCATGGACCACCAGCCGCCCGTTCTTCCGAGCCTTCTGGACCCCGCCGCGCGACAGACCGGAATGGGCCGCGTACTCGCGTTCGCTCATGCCTTTCATGGCGCCGTGAAGCCCGTCAAGATACTGAAAATAAAAACAAAAGACAATCAATCCCGTTGATTGTCTCCCCCTCCGGAGCGACTCTGTTGTCCATCAACAGGCTGCATCGCGCCGATCCCAGGAGGGCTTCACCATGTCCACGACCACCATCCGCATCGACTATTCCACCCTTCCCGAGGGCTTCGATCTCAGCCGCCCGGACGCCATCGCCGAGGTCATTGAGCAGGCGCTGCGCGAGAGCGGGATCCCGGCCGAGGCCTCCGACGTCCTGTCGCACCTCAAGATCGAACTGCCGACCGCCCAGCTGGGTGCCGCCAGCCGCACGCTGGCCGAGATGCGGCTGATCTGACCGGAGCGATCAGAAAGCACTGATATTGCTCCGATTTGCCTACGATCATCCGCCTGACAGAGCGATGGTGTTCGCACCAGAACGATGCAACTCACCGAAGGATGCCCCGCCATGACCACCCGCCGCGCTGCCCCGAACGACAAGGCCCTCGACGCCTTCATCACCGCCAAGGCCGAGATCGACACGATGCTGGAACGCATGAAGGCCCTCAGCGACGACCACTTCGAGACCCACCCCGACGAGATCCATTGGGGGCACGTCGGGACGCTGAAGCACTACGCGGGCCTGCTGCGCCAGATCAACGACAGCGCCTTCAAGGAAGGCGAACACGCCGCCTGACGCGTCCGCGTGGCGCGACGGCCGCCTCGTCCGATGACGGGGCTTGCCTTCGTAGAAGGCGCGCACACCGCGCGCCCACAGCCACGGAGGCCCCGATGACCACCCCGTCCGACACCCAGTCCCTGATCCTGTCCCGCGCTGCGACCCGGCCCGGCAACCTCGCCCTGCCGCTGCCCGAGGGGTTGGTCAGTGCCGCCGCCAAGATGGTGGTCGGCAAGATGATCGCCCGCGGCTGGCTCGAGGAGGTCGAGGCTAACCTTCGCCGCGGCGAGCCGATGTGGCGCGAGACGGGCGACGGCCATGGCACCACGCTGATCGCGACCGAGGCCGGGCTGGAGGCCATCGGGATCGAGCCGGTGATGGCCCGCGCCGTCGTTAACGTGCGGAGAGCGAAGTCCAAGGCGGAACCCGCGCCCAACGACACCGACATTGCGAAACCGGTCGCCATCCGCGCTGGCACCAAACAGGCGCAGATCATCGCAATGCTCCAGCGCCCCGAGGGAGCGTCCATCGCTGAGATTGTGGCGGCGACTTCATGGCAACCTCACACCGCGAGGGGAGCCATTTCCGGGGCGATCAAAAAGAAGCTGGGCCTGCAAGTCATTATCGAGCGGGTCGATGGCACTCATTCGATGCGTTACCGCGTCCAGGCCAGCGCATGTTCAATGAAGCCCTCAACCTAATGGTAGCCGACGCCTTTCTTCAAACCAAGGCTTCAAACCGAGAACGTGTGTACGGTGCCAGTCTTCAACACCCCGCCTGTAGATGCTCTCTTTACTAGTGCTCTCTGCGTCATTCTGCTCTGGTGGATAAAAGACATATCGCTCGGCGAAATCATACCAAGGATACACTGAATTGTTTAGAAGTGAATTGACCAATGTGCCGTCAAGACGCCCTGCGAGCGTCAACTTGCAAAGATCAGCGAGAAACTGATTTACCTGAGATATCGCAAACGAAACCTCCGGCTTGCTCCGTGCGATTTGATACAGAGGGATTTGCTCTTCGAAATCCTTGGAGTAGCGCTTTTCGAAGAAACCCCACGCCAACATGCGGTGATTTCGCATCTGCTCGGAGGTCCATCGCTCGAACATCCGGACAGTAAGTTCCGTCTTGGCGTTATCTTGAATTTGAGTCAGTTGGAGACGTAGATTTTCGGCTTGCTCACGTTGGGCCTCTGCAAATCGCTTCAGTTCCTCTCTTGTGGCTTTCAACTCTTCGCTTTGAAGAATAATCGTCCATAGGATGGCAGCTAAAGCTAGCAAACTCAGCAATGGGTTTAGCGTTCCTCCCACAAAATCTCCGAACTGTCCGAGTACTTCTTTTGAAACATTTCCGCTCGGAATGCTCGCGATGATAGGTTGCACGGTTAGATGGAAATAGGCGATGAAAACGAGTATGAGCAGTAAAACGGCAAGAAATAGAAAGATTGCGCTTAGTACTCTACTCAATTCTTTGCCGCCGTTGTTATGGGAGGATGTTCCACTTCGGTTGCCCACACGATGATTCGTAGGCTACGCTACTCTCAAACTAGAGATATCAAGAGAACGTCCCTTGACCAATGTCCTCTCGAAAAAGAGAGGTGTTTTTGCGCTGGGCCTTCCGACCCGTCGCCATCTCCCACCGCCGCACGGCGACGTCGCAGTAGACCGGGTCCAGCTCCACCGCGCAGCAGCGCCGCTCGGTGCGTTCCGCGGCGATCAGCTCGGTTTCCGAGCCGCAGAAGGGCTCGAACACCAGGTCGCCGGGATCGGTGAAGGCCTCCAGAACGGCCTCGACGAGCGCCACCGGGAACACGGCCGGGTGCGATCCTGCCGCGCCCAGCCCGCCCTTGTGGCGCATGATGCGGAAGACGGTGTCGGGGATGCGGTGGCTCTGGATCGCGTTGCCGTAGCCGGTCTTGCGATGGACCGTGCCGTCGGCCCCGCGCAGCCCGCCGCCGCCGAGGGTTTCACCTGCGTGCTTGCTCTCGACCGTCTTGTTCGGCTTCCGGGGCTGGCGGTTGAAGTGAAAGATCAACTCGTGGGACGGGGCGAGCCTCGCGTTCCAGTCGCCGGGCAGGCCGGGCCCCTGGTCCCAGACATACCAGCCGAAGCGCCGCCAGCCCTGTGCGCGCATCTAGTCAACCCAGCCTTCCCAATACGGGATCCACTCGCCGTCGCGATGGACGAGGCCGAGGTTCACCAGCAGCTGGGCATCGACGCTTACGGGCGCTGTGGCGAAGACGCCCTGCATCAGCGCATCCCAATCGCCGACCTTCTCCTTCGCGGCGCCATAGTCGCGCTGCTGCGCATAGGGTGGCGAGGTAAACAGCAGCGAGGCTTGTGCCCCATCCATCAGCCGCGCCACCACGGCGGGGTCGGTCGCATCGCCGCAGATCAGCCGGTGATGCCCGAGCCGCCAGATGTCGCCGGGGCGGGTGATCGGCTCGGCCGGAGCCTCGGGGATGGTGTCGGCCGAGTCATCCTCGATGGGCGCGCGCACGTCGGCATCGTTCAGCAGCGCGTCCAGCTCGTCCTCGGGGATCCCGATCAGCCCGAGGTCGAAGTCCTCGGCCATCAGGCCCCGCAGTTCCTCAAGCAGCAGCGCCTCGTCCCACCCGCCCAGTTCAGTCAGCTTGTTGTCGGCGATCCGATAGGCCCGCCGCTGCGCTTCGGTCAGATAGCCCAGCACGATGACCGGCGCCTCGGCAAGCCCCAGCTGCGCGGCGGCGAGGACGCGACCATGGCCCGCGATCAACTCGCTGTCGGCCGCTACCAAGCAGGGGACGGTCCAGCCGAATTCGGCCATGCTGGCGGCGATCTTCGCCACCTGATCGGCATCGTGGGTCTTGGCATTTTGTGCGTAGGGCCGGAGACGGGCCAGCGGCCAATGCTCGATCCGGCCGGGCAGAAGGGGCACGTTCATGCCGCGAGCCGCTTGGCCTTGAGGGCGGCGAAGGTTTCGCCGGTTTCCGCCAGAACGGCTTCCTGCCCCGTGAAGGACTGCCAGCGCTCGATGGCGACGTCGACATAGGCCGGGTTCAACTCGATCCCGAAGCAGACCCCCCGTGGTCTCGGCCGCGATCAGCGTCGTGCCGGATCCCATGAACGGTTCATAGACCGCCTGGCCGGGGCTCGAGTTGTTGAGGATCGGCCACCGCATGCATTCGACCGGCTTTTGCGTGCCGTGTACGGTGTCGGCATCCTGATTCCGGTTGGCGATCTGCCACAGCGTCGTCTGCTTGCGGTCGCCCGCCCAATGGCCTTTGCCCTTGGCGCGAACGGCATACCAGCAGGGTTCATGCTGCCAGTGGTAATCGCCGCGGCTGAGGACCAGCCGGTCTTTCGCCCAGATGATCTGCGACCGTATGGCGAAACCTGCGGCGGTCAGGCTGTCGGCCACGGTCGCGGCATGCAGCGCGCCGTGCCAGACATAGGCGACGTCGCCGGGGAACAGCGTCCATGTTTCGCGCCAGTCGGCCCGGTCGTCGTTCAGCACCTTGCCGGTGCGTTTTGTCTTGGCCGCGCCCGCGGCGTTGCGCCAGGAGGGGTCATACTCGACGCCATAGGGCGGGTCGGTGACCATCAGGAGCGGGCGTACGTCACCCAGAAGCCGCCCGACCACATCGGCCAAGGTGCTGTCACCGCAGATCAGCCGGTGCGCGCCAAGCTGCCAGAGGTCGCCCGGCACGGACACCGGCGCGACCGGAATTTCCGGAACATCGTCCTCGCCCTCGACCGGGCCATCGCTGCCCAGCGCCTCGGGATCCCGCAGCAGCGCGTCGAGATCATCGTCGCTGATGCCGAGCAGGCTCAGGTCGAAATCCTCGGCCAAGAGCCCCGCGATCTCGTCGCGGAGCATGGCCTCGTCCCATTCGCCCAGTTCCGTCAGCTTGTTGTCGGCGATCCAGTAGGCGCGGCGTTCCGCCTCGTCGAGATGGCTCAGCCGGATCACCGGCACCTCGGTCAGCCCGAGCATGGTCGCGGCCAACGCCCTGCCATGGCCCGCGATCAGCTCGCCACCGTCGGCGACCATGCAGGGCACGGTCCAGCCGAACTTGTCCATGCTGGCGGCGATCCTCGCCACCTGGTCGTCGCCATGTATCTTGGCATTGCGGGCATAGGGGCGCAGCCGGGCAATTGGCCAGGACTCTATCTGGCTCGGCGCGAAGACGAGGTCTATGGGATGGGGCTCAGGATGAGGGGGAGGAAAATGAAAAGCGCCCGCGAGGGGGTTCCTCCGGGCGCAATTCTCCGATGATCAAAGGGTAGGTCAATGGGGGCAGGTCTGTCAACCCGAAAAGTGAAGCGGATTCAACGGCTTCTAATGAATTGGCTTCCCGTGGTAGCTTCCGGCTACCTGGCTTCCCCGAAGGTGGCTTCCGTGGCTTCCCGCCGGGAATCCACCCCGGCCAGATCGTGTTTCCGCAAGCCCCTGATCTGACTCACGAATTCCGGTATCAAGGCGCAAGGTGGCTTCCGCCTGGCTTCCCCGGTGAAACTGCCTCACGCTAGCGAACCGCCGCGCTGCGCCCCCCCGCATACGATCAAGGCAGAGGAGGAACCAGAGGAGGGGGCTGATCGGGCGCTTAACGACTGACATGACGCAGAGCAAAGCGTTCACTTGCAAAGACAGCTACTAGTCACCACCAAAAATGGCCTTAAGTTCGGAAACAATTGACTGCACTTCCGTGTCGATCTCCGCCGCCTCGAGGGCTTCCAGAACGCGACTTGGTGTGAGTGAGACCTTGTAGTTCTCCTGAACATACTTTGCCATGGCGGAAAAGACCGCCTTTCCAGGAACCACCTTTCGGCGGAACTTCTCTGACTTCCACTCTTCAGAGAACGTCCGCTGGAAATCGCTGGACAGTGTGGGGGTGTCAGCCTTGGGTTTCTTTGACAACTGGTGCTGAATAAAATGACCCATTCTCTGTCCGAATACCTGATCTCGTGCTTCAGAGATGAGGCGGTCGAATTCTGCGTCTATATTGTCGAGCTGATCGTCATCTGGTTCCTCCTGAGAGTATTTTCGGACAACCCGGCGTATTGCTCTTGGCTCTAGTAGGATGTTCTCGATTTCCTTGCAGGGAAGAACAAAACAGTGACGTTGCCCCCTCCGCCTAA